GTTCTTGGGTAACCATTTCTAACATCAGGGTGTTATCCACGGGTCTATCAATGGCTAACAATCTTGTAAGGATAAGGGAAGCTATCTCTTCATCTTTTGTTTTGATAGACGGAATCATCACTAAATCATCAATCAATGATCCATCTTCTTTTTCCACAGTAAATTGACATTCCACTCCCCACGGTCTGGGTTCAAGATGATGCTGGATGTATTTGTAGTCTTTTAATTCCATACCAGTTAAGTTTAATTCTCCCATAGATTTCTCCTGTCTTAGGTCTTTACTACCGTTTTGATGCCCACTCCGAATATGTCAGTCCGGTTTCCGCCGGATGGATAACGTACCCAATAGCTACCGAACCAATCGCAAACGTGTCCTGAGTTTTTGGGACATCTACTATCCTCCTGAAGATAGGTCTAAAAATGGGGCCAGAAACAGCCCCATATTTAGGTTCTTTTCTGAACCAAGACCTTATGTGAGCGATCCAATTTATGCGTCAACTTCCCGCCACAAAATCGCACCTTTTGCGCCAACCGCAACGCCGATTGTGAAGCAAGCGATAATGACAAATCCTCCGGCTGGAACCTGAATTGCACCGTTGATTGTTTGCAGACAAGGGCTCCCTCCGGATAAGGCCGCCGCCGTATGCCCCGTCTGGATGGGCATGATATATGTCGGTGCAACGGGCAAGGTTGCCCCTGTCCATACTTGACCGACCCCTGCAGCGCCTCCCAGTCTTAAATTTCTGGCAGTGCCTGCGACTCCGGCAACAACATCGGTGCTGGCATGATATCCACCTGCAAGCCACGCATCATTGATTCCGGTAGGAGCAACGATCTCAGAATAACCTGCCAAAAGGATGCTGAGAATCTTTCCCGATCCGATGGGGTTGCTGACGCAAAGGCCCGTATAGGTTGTGGCTAACCCGACTGTCCATACACACCCTGTCTGGTTCGCTCCGTAGTAACAATGCCCATTCCTTACCGCGTATGCAAAAGTACCGTCGCCGCCTTCCGTGACAAGTTCCTTGCTGGAATCTACCAGCACAGGCAACCCAACTCCTGCTTCTGTTTTTCCGTACATAGTCGTGTCCTCCTTGCGGCTTAGATTGCCGCCTGTTGAATTGCGTAGATTTCTCTCAAATCCTCAGCCCACCCGCCGTCATGGAAAATATATTTTGCTCCTGTATCAACGGCATGAAAGGTTGAACCTTCGGGAGCATCAGTTATCGATACCTGATCCCCGTCCTGTCCGTTCCATCGTTTTATGACTGTCTCCAAACAGATTGTCATTATTGCCTCCCTTACGCCACTGTTACATACGCACCATCATCCAGGGGTACATAGAACAGTGACCATTTCATAATCCCGGTTCCGCTGTTTCCGCTGGTTACGCACTCAATTATTCCGGGCGTCAATACAACCCCTAATGGGGACATAACTGATACTGATCCCGCATGGGCGGCTGGTAATAGTGCGTTGGAGAACAAGCCAGGCAGGGTGATAATATCCCCGGCATCAAATGCGCCTACTGCAAGGTTTGCCCCCAGGCCAGCGGTGGTTCCCGTGTCAGGGTCATGTCTAAAAAGCATATTGGTCGCATTACCAATCGAAACTGTTACTTCTCCAATAAGCAACGTCATAAGGATTTTTCCAACATAGATTGTAAAATATGTCGGATGTGCTGTCTGCGGTATGAGTTCAGCCGGCCTATCAACTCTCATTCCGAGCCGCATATCGCAAAGGCACTGCTGAACTGCTTCACTATAATTTCTTGTTTGATCCATTTTTTTTACACCTCCTTTTTATGCGGGTACTGCATGAGCCGTTACATAGGCGCCCTCTTCCAAGGGGAAATACCAAAGTGACCATTTCCATGCTCCTGTGTTGTGCCCCGAAGCTCCGCACATGATATAACCAGGAACCAAGACAACCCCGCCGTATGACATGGTATGAGACGAACCGGCTTTAACGGCTGGCAACAGGGCATCAGTCAGGAGACCGTTAATGGTCAAAATATCCCCTTCAGCCCATGCTGTAATATCAAGCACCCCATTCAATGCCGCCGATGCTCCGGTACTCGGGGAAGGATCATGAGAGAAAGTAATCTCATTCGCCGCCGCCTCGATTACGGTCGTTATCGTTCCGACCATCAAGGTCATGAGAACCTTGCCACCAACAATATCAAAATAAGCAACATCATCCGTATTGACGCCACTTGCAGTCCCGTGCCAGGGCAAGTCACTGATTGCCCTATCTACCCGTAATCCTAAAATATGATCAGCAATCATAGCTGACGTTGAATCATCATAGTTTGGCATTTTATTCGCCTCCTTTGAAAAAGGAGCGGCCATTTTCAGACCGCTCCCGATAAATTTTAGCTATACAGAGGAGCCGCAGTCTTAGTACTGTCTGCGTATCTCGCCCCGGTAAGAATTGCGATAACCGAGGATACACAAGCCGCTGCCGGGTTAGCATATCCAATCAGGAATCCCATGTAACCCTGTGGAAGTTCCTCTGCATCCAACTCGATGACATACATGGCTCCTGTGGTAGTTGCTACCGGAGTAATTCCTGCCGTGGTTGCCCAGGTAAGGGCACCCTTTAGATCACCGCTTGCCGCAAGCTGGTTTGTCTCGTATCTGTAATACCTGAATGCGATGGGACCATGTGCCGTTGCGGTAGGCAGTTTGTCAATGGCATGAACCGTAATAACTCCCGTAGCCGTTGGGCCATTCAATCCAATGCTACAAATGACAGTCGCATGGCTCCAGTTCCGCATATCACAAACGATAGTGCTGTCTGTGGCAATACCAGTTCGATCAATCGGCGGGATGAGTGTCATGATGCGACCTTCTTCTGCTAAGTTAATTCCTTTCATGGTTAAACCTCCTTTGTGAATTTGGTTAAATTGCTATTTGTTGTTCATCCGTCTCATATTTCAACCGGGTAATTTCTCTGTAACCTGCTTCCCAGAAGTCCCTGTTGAAATTCGCCCTTCCGTTACAACTTCGACAAAGGGTGATCAGGTTCTTTGGGTCGCAATTCTTCTTGTCATAATCGATGTGGTGAATAACTAAACCATCATCATCTTTTCGGCATTCTGGATTCTGACAGGTAAATGAATCTCTTTCCCGAATACCAACCTTGAATCTCTTGTCAATCCAAATCGGTGCATAAGGTTCGCAAGCAATCCCGCCTTTCCAGTTTGGGTTATTCTCTCCGGCCAGGATTGTATTCCCATGATTCGGATTTCCATCACCTTGGAAGTTTTCAGATTTCCATTTCCCGTAACACAAGGCGTCACAAAAGTTTCTTCCAAAAATCAAACTTGGAAACCTGAATAACTCTGTTCCGCATTGGGTGCAGAGAATGGATTTCTTGCCACCTTTCCAACCGCCCGAATTTTCTGGATGCCTATCACCAATCTTTCGATTGCCAATTTGGAAACCACTTGGGCGACATTCAATATTGAACTTCTTCAATAACCACTGAACACCGCCATGAGTAGGCATTCCTAACACTTCAGCACATTGTCGGACTGTTAAGTTCTGTCCGATGTAAAGATTTCCAAGTTGTTCTTTTGTTATGTTCATGGTCTACTCACTAACATCATCCACGGGCTGCTAATGCTATAAAATGCGATTGCGTGTCGAGCGTAGCGCTCCCTTTGTATGGGGCCAATGCCGTGGCTCTTACGGGTTGTCCGTCGATTCGCAACACAACGTTTTATCCAATCTTTCGATTGGCACGGACTCTCTCTTCAGCCTAATTTAAGTAGGCTGGCTCCTGTATAGTCTCTACACACGCCCAAGGCATGAAACCTCTGCTTGGCTCGGGATTACCATGCTCTTTCGAGTTTAGGCTTCCCCGAATTAGGGAGCTGTTCATCTCAACATTGCTATTGAGAGCGGCCTGTTTTGTTGACCGGAAAACTGACTCGTCGTATTCAAATCTAACGTGGATCGACATATCCGCCTTAATCCCGCCCTTCTCTGCCAGGATATAGCCGTTGAGATCCACAAGCATGATATCCCCAAGATCCCCTAGGCTTGCAGCCTGTTCGATAGGAATCACAGGTTTTCCTAAGAGCGTTGAATAGGGAAGGCCGCTTAGGCCACCTGCTGGCATGTATATCGGGATACCCCCGGTTCCAACTGCAAGGCTCATGGTATAGAGTTGAGGTTTCGTATTTTGATTAATGAGCCAAATGGCATTCGCGCCGCTGGATGCAAACAGACGAGAATCCATCTTGATTACATTTTCGGCCACGATTGTATCTGCCTTCTGACCCGTCTCTTTAACAACGCTGACCAAACATCCGGCATTCAGGATACCAAGTGGTTGTCCTGAACCTGTCCCATTGATGATCGCATCGTCAATCAAGAACCCAAACTCGCCCGGGAATGCCTCCCGGATAAATCCCTCAAGTGCCGGTGCATCGTCAAGAAGTTCATCCGTCGCATAGCAAAGGCCAATTAGCTTCCTGAGGTTCAATTCGATCTTCCTGAACTTCGGTTTGCTCTTTGTCTTTAGAGCAGCTTCATCCTCCCAATATCCGACGATCCCGCCGTATCTGGTAGAAGCACGGGAAGTCTCGTCGACACCATTGATCTTGATGCTGTTGGCATTGCCACTGATCGGCTGCTTTCGGCATCTTGGGGCGAGGATACCCGTCTTGATGGTGTCCTGCAAAAGCTCCATAGCGAAATCCTGCTGAACAAGGAATCCTCCGTCGCTCGGGACCGTTTCGCTCAGTCCGCTTCCTTCTGCGGCACGGAATAACCTTGGATCAGTATGTCCCCCAGGTTGACCGGCCCGCATAACTGCGGCCATCTGATGACCTAAACTGGAAAATCTGTCCTGGGGACGATCTTCTGGCCTAATTTTCTGTGGCCCCGGTTTTGTTAGTGCAGGTTCCGGTTTTTCAAGGAGTGCATTCGTTCTCTCCTGTCTTTCCTGCATATCAACAATATTTCTGAGTTCATCGACCGTGTCCAGAAGTTCCCTCTTGAGACTGATTTCGGGTTCGCTGGGATCCCGATTCTCCGCAGTGCATCTGGCGTCGATGTCCCCAACCTTTTTCATAAGGTTTTTAATATCTTCCCGATATTGACTTATGGTCTTCATACTTTTTGTTCCTCCTTTGGGTTAGTTTGTTGATGGTGCTGCCATTTCTGCCCGAATCAATAAATCCGAAATACGATCCTTTCTTACTGGCTTCGGAGGCTCTACATTACGCAGAGATTCCGTCGTTTTTGGGGGTTCATCAGCATGGCCTACATTACGCAGGGCGGCTATATAACCCTTAGCGAGAACGGACTTTCTAAACTTGACGCTACAGCCTGCATCACGCAAGGCATGGTCAAGAACTTTCTCTTCCGGTATTTCTTTCATGGCTGTAATCTCTTTTGGAATATGCTTGAATCCTGCTTTTGCCATCACCGGCACAAATTTTGCACAGGCTGCCATATCCATCTCTCCGCCAATCTCGTCAACGAAACCTGCTTCCAATGCCTCATCGGCAGTCATCCAGGTTTCGACATCGAGCATGTTCTTGATCTCGTCCTCTGATTTCTTGGATTTTCCAACGTACGTCCCTATCATTGTTCCTGCTACCTTATCGAGCACGTCCGCAAGGCTTCTCATATCCGTTGCCGTTCCCATTGCCAACCCGGTCGGGTTGTGAATCATATAAAGGGCGTTCTCGGCCATGATTACCTTGTCTCCGGCCAGAGCAATTACAGAGGCTATGGATGCTGCCAAGCCGTCAATATAAGTTGTGACATTAGCCGGGTGCTGTTTGATGAGGTTGTAGATGGTTATTCCATCGAATACAACACCACCCGGGGAGTTGATATGAAGGTCGATTTGCGAGGCCTTAATCTCGGAAAATTCCTTCTGAAAGTTCTTCGCGGTGACTCCTCCACCCGTCCAGAAATCCTCCCCTATCATCTCGTAGATCCAAATTTCTGCTCTATCAGCTTTTGATTTAATGTCAAACCATTTCATTTTTATTCCTCCTCGTTATCTTCATCTTCTTCTTTCTTCGGCTTCTTCTCTATCAAAAATGGTTCCGCAGAAGGCTCAATAGGCTTCGGGGGTTTGGCGGCCTCTTTCAGGGAGATCATGTTCATGGGCACGAGATGCAGATCCCCACCCTCAATGGGGTCGAAGTCTTCAAGCGCCCTGATTTCGTTTACAGAAAATGCCCCGATGTTAAACATCTGGGAGTAGAAAGCAGACCGGCTGGCTGCATCACCCCTCATCAAACCCTCTACCGAGTGCTTGAAGTAGAGACGCCCACGCCCGGAGAGGTCTTTGTCGCTTGGAGTCAGCAACTGCATGGCGAAGTTCTGCTCAAGGCGAACCAGCCAGGGAAGTATAGAGTCAGTTACAAAACTTATTTGCTCGGATTCGATATTGGAGAATGATGATCTTGTCAGGTCTTTTATTTTATGCGGTGGCAGGTTAAACCATCTCGCCACCTCTGGAATTTGAAAGGTTCGGGTTTCCAAAAACTGACAATCATCTGGTGGTATTCCGTATTTCTCAACCTTCATGCCTTCTTCAATTAGCATGAGGCGGTGAGATTTGCCTAGACCCCCGTGAGAGGCTGTCAATGCGGCTTTGAGGTTGGCGTGCCCAACATCTGAGAGTTTGCCGGGGTGGGATATTACCATCCCTGGATTTGTGCCATTTCCGAAGAATGTCGCACCGAATGTCTCTAATGCCATGCTCAGGCCAAGGGATTTACGAGCCATAGCGATAACTGAATATCCAACAAAGCCGTCAAATCCTAACCCTGGGACATGGAGAATTTTGTCACGAGATAGGAAAATAGGGCCTTGACGATCCATCCTAATTTCATAGACAAGCTCACCCTCTCTCATCCTTGGTACGACCCGGTTGGGAGTGATCGGCCAAAGTTCAATAACCTCTCCATAACTATTATGCACCTTCTCAGCATATCCATTGCCCCAGGTCAGGACATGGGCCATCATGGCCTCTCGCCCTGCCATAGCAGTCATGTAGGGATTCCAATGGTCGTGCATCACGGAGTAAATTTTTCGATCATCGGCGATGCGCTTCTTCTCTCCCTTGCGCTGCATGAGGTGAAGAGGCAGGGCTCCCACTGTGCCAGAGATGAGGGAGACAGCATTATATACGGCGGAGTAAGTGAGTGCGGTTTGTTCGGTGACAACTTCACCGGATAGGGATTGGGAACCGTAGAGATTCCATAACGAACGATCCCAGGCTTTTTCGTCTGTAATGGAAAGATTGCGAAATAGAAAGTCTTTTACTCTGCCATAAATAGTCAAATAATCCAACCCTTATAGAAGGCTCGACGTCTGACTAGATTATAAAGACATAATTATGGTTCAATGCAAATAAGAAAATGGTCTATATGGAAGGAAATGGACTATTAGGACGGTTTTTTTATTCCAATGGCATTAATTTGTTTAAAATACGACATTTTTCAACCGATTCCTTGGGAACCCGAATGGTACCCCGATATTTTTCTGCGCATAATATGCCATGATCAATCCAAAGATAGATGGTTGACCGAGATACTCCAAAGTAAATTGCCACCTCATCAACCCGAAACAGGTCTTTGTTGGGAAGATTAATCATTCGGCCTCCTTCGTTTTATCGTGTCCACGTACTTTTTATGATCGAGGGAATGACAGGGAAATACTTTTCGTCCTCTTTGGGATATTCCATTGCATTTCCACAACATGGTATGTTTGTTCCGGGAATAATTATCCCATGCACAATCTCTAAATGACATTCAAAGCATTCATTGTTTTGGATTTCATCGCATATCTCACATAATTTAGGGTTAATTACAGATTCGCAATGAGGACAATTCATTCTACATCACCCCTCCACCGTCTTCAAATCCAGCACCTTCTTACACTCCATACAAACCAAACAAGGTAACTGTGCGGTCAATTCCTTGCCAACCGGAGACATCAGTGCCGATATGATGAATACCTGAAAGACAGGGATAAAAAACTTGCAGCCACATTCACAGGTCTGAGGGGTTGAATTTGTCAGGTCAACCGGAATTTGCTCGCCCGGCTTCAATATTCTTGGGACTAACCCTAACTTGGATCGATCTCGTGCTTCTCCCATATTGTTTCTCCTTTCTCATCCAAATATCATTCTTGCTTTGATCGTTTCGATATCCATGTTTTCATAGACGGACGGCCCCTCAATCTCTTTCATATCCTTACTCTTCAGGCCAATCGCCATCGCCATCGCCACCACCCCGTCGATCCTGAACCTGGTTGCGGACTTGTCAAGTTTGCGGTTGCCGGCAGCATCTGAGATGCTTATGGCATTGGATACGTTCCAGGTGAGGCAGGGATGGCCACTATGAACAAGTTTCCTATCCATAACGGATATCTCCAACGCCTCAACCGCCTGGGTCATAGAAGCGTATCCCTGACCCCAGGGAACCATCCGCAATGCCCCTGACCGTGCGTCATCCTTACCGTCAATGTAGGCATCGATCCCAATTTTACTCATGGCGTTCATGAGGTCGTCAATCCGCCACCGGTCAAAGGCCATGCCAATAACCACATACTCCTGGATGATCTTCCCGATTTTCTCGGCCACCCATTCATACTGAATCGCCCGCCCAGGGGTGGTCTCAATGAACCCCTGCGACTTCCAGACCGTGTAGGGGACCCTGTCCCGCTTCTCATGGTCAACCAGAGTTTCCTGTGGTTTCCAGAACCAGGCCATCACCCTGTCGTGAATGCCATTAGAAATGCCTACAAGGGCCGTTAAATCGGTTTTCCCGGATAGGTCAAGGCCAAGGTATACCTCGGAGCCTTTTTCGATGGTAGCGTCGCCTTTGCAGGCCAACCATTCCGCCTTGGGTATTAACGGACTTTCGCGGTTCACTTTTTGGTTGCAATATAAATTTCTAAAAGATGCCTCCATAGTGGGCATCCTCTGAGCCCTTCCCGCCGCTGTTTTCATTTCTGATAGAGAACGAAACTTGGACAAGGCTGGATTCGCTATAGCCCATATTTTTTTGTCGGTAAATATGTTTTCTGTTCCCTCTGGTATGGTGTGCAAATGACAAACGGTCGTCGGGTCACGCCCGGAAAGCCCATCGTCTATTAGGATTGAAAGTGGATGCTGAGGATCATTGCTTTGTGTCGAAATTACGATTAACAGAGGCTGCTCGCGCGCGCCCATCGCGCTGTCAAAAGCATCATAGAGGTCTCGGCTTTTCGCTTGCGCTAACTCATCTACTATTGCTACCGTTGGATTTAAACCGAACTTTGTCCCGACTTCGGCGGATAATGCCCGGTAGACACTTCCGGTTTTAAAGGAAATCATGGTTTTCGTAGAATCGACTATTTTTATAAATTGCATCAACTCGGGGTCCGCCCGAACGAGCTGTGCGCAGTAACGAAATACAATGCTTGCTTGATCCCGATCATTACCGAGACTGTAAATTTCCCCATTTTTTACGGCTAATCTATCCATAAGCAGGTGGGCCAAGGCAAGACAGGCCACCATCATTGTTTTTCCGTTTTTGCGAGCAAGACTCAATATCGCCCGCCTAACGATCCGGTTTCCATCTTTGTCAACCGGATCATAAATATCGTGGATGAACCTTTTTTGGAATGGAAGAAGTTTAAATGGTTGTCCTTCACCCGTTCCAGAAGGAACCGTTAGGAGTTGGATAAAGTCAATAATGTCTTGGGATGTGGTTCTGGTATTGTTCATATTCCAAGGCCAAATTGAAACGATCCTAATATTTTTGCGCCCTTGCTTAAATTGGCCTTGGCCTCTAATGGTTGAAGATTTTTAAGACACCAGCAGCGTCTAAAATCAAAATCTTCTGCTGTTTTAAAGTTAAAAGCGGATCGAGGTATTTTGTGGTCAATATGCCAATATTTTCCATAATTATCCCATGTCATATTTTTATCAAATTGTTTTTCCAAATGCTTTTTTAACTGGCTGCAAGTAAACCCGGCCAAATCCTCCCAACGTCTGCCATTTTTATTTCCTCTTAATGAACGACCGATTAGGCTTGTCATAGAGGCATTTAATTTTCCTGGCGGGGTAGCCATTATTTTTGCATGACTCTTTCTGTCAAATTCTCTGGCCTTCTCTGGGTTCGCTTTTCTCCATTTAAGAACACTCTCAATGTGCCTCTTTGAATTATTCGCTCGCCATTCTTGAGATGTTTTTTTTGCATACTCCCTGTTTTTGATGTACCACTCACGACATTGAATTTTAAATCGTTCAGGGTTATCCCTCCTCCATAATCGTGATACTTCCATTGATCTTTCTTTATTTACTTCACGCCATTTTTGTTGCATCCGCTTGTTATGCTCGGGATTTTCTTTCCGCCATTCCGCTGTTTTTTCCCTTTGACAAGCCTTACAATTCCAACGCAGCCCATCCTTACCCGTCTTATCATTATAAAACTCCCCTACCTCCTTCACCACCCCGCACCTTGGGCACCGCTTTTCTTTCCCGGTCCCAGTAGGCGGATTTACATTTAGGGCAGATTCGGACTTCTGGCTTATGGGGATACCATTCATGAAGACACCTCAAACATTTCAGTTTTATTATTTCTATTCTCATTGTTTTAAGGTATCACTTTTAGGGAAATTTGTCAAGGTTTTTTTATTTCCCCCTGCAAAGGAAATGATGTCGCGGACGCGGGTGGTCATATTTTAACCTCATTATTTTGGAGCGTATCGGTCGGACTTGCACCGCCTTCTCCCGACTGGTCGCCTGGTGCATCACTATCAATGCTTGATACGCGTTTGATTCCCTTATACATTCCCGCCCCGCGCCTTTCGATTTCACTGAAGGGCAATATCGGGACGGTCAATCTGTCTTTTGCCGTGGGGTCGAGGAAATAGATATAGCGGAGCTGAAAGCCTTCTTTTGGTTTCCATCCGCCCTCTTTGTAAATCTTCATGGAACTCGCCCCGGTTTCAAGTATATGATTTCCCTTTGTTGTTGTTCTGCTTAGCACGTTTTTTGCCTGCTGCTGCTGCTTACTCCGCCCGTCTGTCAGGCTGGTACGGGAGAAAACAAGCGCGGCCCGCGCTTGTTCCTTTGCTCCGCCGATTCCGGGCCGGATGCTGGTATCATTGAAAGTTTCCCCCGTTGGCGCTTCCCATATCTGATTATTGACTTTCAGGCCCGTCAGAAAAAACCCGCTCGCCCGGTAAATAGTGCCGTCTCCGCATTGCGTACCGTCGGCAAAGCTGATAACCCACTTCATCCAGGGATATGTCTTTTTAATAAACCGCATGGCGTATGCAATCGCCCGGCTTTCACCGTTGCGCGGCAGCCAATCTGCGAATGCCAGCCGGTTCAATTCAAGAAATTCATTCCAGAGCGTCCCGAAAACGAGGCCAACGATTTTCCTTTTATCAAGAGACGGTCCGAATTGCATTGCTCCACCACACCGCTCGCCCATAAAGACGCCTAGGTGAAGCTGCGAATTATTGACCACCTTTCCGGAGTAGTGCAACTCCCTGATTATCCGGTTAGCGTCCTTCGAGCTTATCGGCTTGACTATGATATTCTTTGCATCACCCACGGTTGAACCTCGTGGCGATAAAGGTAAGAGCATTGCCGTTGCTGTTTTCGTTGACGGCACTCTCCCCGCCGCCCTCCCCTTTGGCTTTCAGTATCGCCGCATTGATTTCTTCGGCCTGTTCGTCGTGTAGAGTAAAGGTCATTTGCTGAAACGGGGCACGGTCCCCGTCTTTTAGGTCTGGTGGGTCAACTTCGTCCGCCGCAAACACTCCAGGGATAACCACCCCCCAATCGGCAAGGGGTAGGTCAGCCCATTGCCCTGATAATAAATCCATATCCCATTCACCCTGATTCGTATTGTCACGGATGGTAATTTCCTTTTCCTTTTCTTCAGTTATTCCTTCCATCAGATAGGTCGGCACCTCCTTGAGCTTCACCACCTTGGCCGCCTCATACCGCTGATTTCCGGCAATGATGACCAGTTCCCCTGTGCGGTTGGATAGAATTAAGGGCCGTGCTTCAAAATACTTTGGATTGTCACGGATAGAATCACAGAGAGTCTTGAATTGCTTGTCTCTAATAAGTCGGGGGTTACCTTCCAGTTTCTTCAGTTCGGTAAGTTTCAGATATTGCATTATTTTTTACCTCAATATTCACAATAAATCAATCCATCGATGTGGTTGTTGAATCCTCTCAAAATTTCATAACAGTTTTTTGCTGTCATGCCAGACGTGATAAAATCATCAATGAATAGGATTGACTTCCCGTGCTGATTCCACCCCGGCACTAATAACGGTGCCTCTGCTTCCATGCTGGCATACCGGCCATGCCGTGATTTCTCTTTTCGCTGTTGAAAACTGATCACAAAAGGAATATCCACCATGACCGATATCGCTTCGCATAGTTTAAAACAGCAATAATTATCAAGGTCTCTATATTTTGACGGAGGAGCCGTGGTGATAAAGTCATAGTAATTTGTAATATAATGGGAAATTACTCCCGCAATCTCTATTGTCATTTTCTGATCTGGATTGTTTTTCCATCCCAAGAAACCTTCATAGTTAATATTTTTACGCAATTTACAGGAGAAACACCCCAAAAATGACCTACGGTGAGAATGAATCCTTGACTTTGCCTGTTCATCTATGATAGTATTTTTATCTATGAGAATAGGTGTTATTGGATCAAGAAAATTTCCGTTCCCCAAGCCGGTTAAGTTATTTGTAATGTCTCTTCCCCAGGGTTCGGTTGTTATTTCTGGTGGATGCTCTGGTCCAGATACATGGGCAGAGGAAGCTGCTCGCAATGCAGGATTTGAAGTCAAAATTTTTCTTCCCGATTTGCCCCCCAATGGATCACCTCGCCATAAATTTACAGAGGCATTTTATGCCCGTAACCGATTGATTGTCGAAAACTCTGACGTTCTCCATGCCTTCGTTTCTCCGGATCATAAGGGTGGAACAGAATACACTATAAAATATGCCCAGAAAATAGGAATCCCCGCTATGATTCATACCATCTAATTTCACTTTTTACCCCCCACAACTCCTACCAACCCCTCAAATTTACTTTTTTTACCTCTTCCAGGATCCATCGCCAGCCGGGCCCTGGCACTCGGAGTCATACCAAATTCACAGGCATACCTCACCATGTCCCCAGCCGCCTTATTGGATATCCCGATCAATGGCTGTTGTATCCAGTTTCCTGATATGGTTTTCTGGACAAGACCAGCAATCACCCCTCCCTTATCTTCCAGCTTTTTTAACTCTTCCTCGGCCTTCCGCCATCTCCCATAAGCCATACAGTAAGCCGCCAATGCCGCCTGATCGATCCCCGAGAGTATCCCCATGACGTTCAAGCCCTCTGCTATCCGTCTCCATTCTTCCAGGGCATAGGCGTCCAGGTGGGAAGGTGGAAGGGGTAAATCCATAGGAGGTTCTGGGACATTTTCAGGTATTTTTGTCCTGCTCCGGTTGCCCTCCAATATCCTGAGTTTTATAGG